GGGGCAGACAATTCTTTTTAACATTGCAATATAGGCCAGAATAATATATGCGAAATGCTAGACTCATTATCAAAGATGAGGTTAATCTAAAGATAGAAGGACTTGAACTTGATGCACGTAGAGCCTGCATGAAAAAATTTGAGTATGAAGTTCCTGGTGCAAGGTATATGCCAAGTGTTAAACTTGGTAGATGGAACGGCAAAGTCAGTTATTTTTCATTAGCAGGTTCTACCTACATCAATCTTTTAGAAGATATCATTCCCATCTTAGAAGAACTACACTATGATATCGAACTAGAAGACCTCAGAGACTACTCAACGACCTTTACGTTCCAAGAAGTAAACACGGATACGTTTGCACATGTTAAATGGCCAAAAGGACATACACATGAAGGCAAACCAATCGAACTCAGAGATTATCAAGTTGACGTTATCAATGGATTTTTAAGCAATCCACAATCAATACAAGAAGTAGCAACGGGCGCAGGCAAAACAATTATGACTGCCGCACTCTCTGCAAGTGTAGAACAATATGGCAGATCAATTGTTATTGTTCCTAACAAATCATTAGTCACACAAACAGAAGTAGACTACAAAAATCTAGGGTTAGATGTTGGTGTATACTTTGGTGATCGTAAAGAATGGAACAAAACACATACGATTTGTACGTGGCAATCATTAAATATATTATTGAAGAACACAAAATCAGGTGATGCTGATTGCACTATCCATGATTTTATTGACGGTGTTATTTGTGTCATGGTAGATGAAGTACACATGGCAAAAGCAGATGCACTAAAACAATTACTAACAGGAGTAATGTCACGTGTTCCTATTAGATGGGGACTGACTGGCACTATCCCAAAAGCAGAGTATGAACGTATTGCTTTGCAAGTTAGTTTAGGAGTAGTAACAAACAAGTTATCAGCAAGTGAGTTACAAGACAAAGGAGTTCTTGCTAACTGTCACGTAAACGTAGTACAGTTACAAGATGGACAAGAGTTTGCAAACTATCAAGCAGAATTAAAACACCTGCTAACTGATGAAAATCGTATTGATAAGATATGCAGTCTAATCGACACAATTAAAGATTCAGGCAATACTCTTGTGTTAGTAGACAGAATTGCCGCAGGGCATGAAATTACTAAACGAATAAAAGATTCTGTCTTTATATCAGGGAGTACTAAAGTCAATGAACGTAAAGAAGAATATGATGAGGTTGCAACGGCTGATGGAAAAGTACTTGTTGCTACCTATGGTGTTGCTAGTGTGGGTATTAATATTCCTCGTATTTTTAACCTTGTACTTATTGAGCCAGGTAAGTCTTTTGTTCGTGTCATTCAGTCTATCGGTAGGGGAATACGCAAAGCAGAAGATAAAGACTTTGTTCAAATTTGGGATATCACTAGTTCTTGTCGTTTTGCAAAAAGACACTTAACACAACGCAAGGCTTTTTATAAAGAAGCCAACTATCCTTTCGTAATCGAAAAATTAAATTACTAAGGTTACCGAATAACTTGAATTATCTAAATGGAGTAGATACAATAAAACTATGAGAATTTTAACATTAGAAAACGAATTTTATAATTTAGAAACGTTACCAGAAGAAATCGATGACCTTCGATTTGCTATCTTAGATAATTCTAATCCACAGAACGTAGATTACTATTATATTCCATTAATCTTTTTAGAGTCATTTAATGCGCCGGCAGTTGTCTTAAAGATTGGCGACAAGACTCTTAAGATGCCGGTAGATTGGCAAGTGTTAATTGGTGATGAAGATGGCGGCGATTTAGAAACACTACCTCTTTCTAGTTTGAACGATAGAGGCTTTTCAGTGTTTATGTTCAATCCACGAACTTCTTTTTCTCCTGCTTTTGCACCAATCGAAATAATTGATATCTATTCAGATGTTACTTGGTATGCGCCAAAATTACGTAATGGTCAGTTTCTATGTGTACCAATTGACGATGGTCCTGAACCCAGATGTGTTTACTTTGTAAAAGAAGTAAGTAGAAACTGCGAAATTGTTGACTATGCACAGGTGTTCTAATGGCAGGCAAAGGCTCTGCGCCTCGTAAAGGTGCAAATCAAAAAGCATACGAAGACAACTGGGAAAAGATATTCGGTAAGAATAAGCCTAGCCACGATGCTATAGAAGTTATAATGACTACTCCACAAGAATATAAAGATGGCGAAAAGAAAAACAAAGACACCAAGTGATGAAAAACTACAAGGGCAAGACTTTAACTTGTTTGAAGCAATTGCGGCAGTCGATCAAAAAGATTATGGATACTACGACAGATTAACGCCAGAACAACAAAAGAAGTTTGTTCCGTTTATGATGCTACACTGGATCAGTGCAGTAAAAGGTAAGTCTGCTGTATCTCAATACTATCTGCAAAGCGTAGACTATCATGCCAATCGTTATTTGTTTAACGAAAACGTAATGAAGCATCCTAAACTGCAATGGTTGATGTTGTGTGCGGCAAGCCCGGGCATAGGCAAACAATATCATCAGTGGATCCCAAACATTAGACAAAGTGTGTCTAAGTTAAAAGACAAAGCAACACCAAAAGAAATTAAAGAGTACTATAAAAAAGTATATCCCAAAGTTTCTGATAGTGATTTAAAAGATATAGCAGATGCCTTTTGCGAACAACATAAACGTAAAATGTATCTTGCTGAAAAATTTCCTGATTTAAAAATAGAAGACTTGGAGTTATTAAGTGACCTTGTTAGTGATGAAACAATCGAACAGTACGAAAAAGAACTTGGTAACTGAGTTCGGCTGTGAGTTTTGTGGACGTGGATTTGTGCGTGAGTCTACGATGGATAAACATCTATGTGAAAACAAACGCAGATGGGGTGACAAGGATTTAAAAGGTAATCGTATTGGGTTTCAAGCATGGTTAAACTTTTATCTTAAGAACACAGCCAGCAAAAAACAAAAGACGTATTTGGACTTTATCAAAAGTTCTTATTATCTAGCCTTTGTTAAGTTTGGTCATTATTGTGTAAACGTCAATGTTATTAATGTTAATCGTTATGCAGATTGGTTGCTTAAAAATCAAATTAAGATTGACAAGTGGACTAGCGATACAAACTACACAAAGTTTGTTATCGAATACTTGAAAGATGAAGACCCATTAGATGCAATTGCACGTAGTATTGAAACTACAATTAAGATTGCACAGGATGAAAAGATACAAAACAAAGATTGTTTACGTTATGGTCCTCGCAATCGTATTTGTTATGAAGTAACGACAGGCAGAATCTCACCTTGGATGCTTTATCACAGTGAGTCTGGATTAGAATTTTTAGGTCAGTTAGAAGAACTGCAACAAAAAATGATCTTAGAATATATTGATCCTGAAAAGTGGGCAATCAAGTTTAAAAGAGATTCTAATATTATTCCTGAAGTTAAGGAGTTACTACAGCAGGCAGGGTATTAATGATCAATGTAAAAGATCATAAAATATTGTCCGGTATACAGTTTGCCAAATTAGATGGTAGACATACCGGTAACCATTTATTTAAATGGTATTTAAAATTACGTAACCCAAATCGACCCGACTATATACGATTTAATAATTCAATGTATTCGGCTCAAACTAGAGTAGACACTAGGATAAATAGAATAGTAGACTTTACTGTTCTTAGACAATGGTGTTGGGACACGTGGGGTCCTTCGTGTGATCACAAAGACTATATGGAAATGCATTATCATACACCATTAGGCATTGAGGCAGATTTAAATCAGCATTGGTGTTGGGCTAACGATGAACGACAAAAAGAATTTAGAATATACCTAGTCAGTGACGAAGAAAAGTTATGGACTGAACTCAGATGGAATTGAAATGAATGAAACATTAACACATAAAGGCAGAGGGTACGATCAAGTTACTAATATTATACCAATGCACTTTATCGATTCTATCAACAGCAAAAAAGATATGCTGTATCCTGTAAGAGCATCTACACACAAAAAAGAATATGCTGAAGGCGATGCATGTAAAAAGTTATTTGGTATTGCTGTATGGTGGTCGCAACTGACAGACGACTGGCATGAAGTACAAGAGATTGATAAGATTATAGGCCCTGTCATTAGAGATTATCTACCTGAAGCAGAATTTTATGCAAGTGATATTGTTACTATCAACGGACCATCACGTTGGGTAAGCCCTCACGTAGACACACCACACAGATTTAAAAAATATAACAGCATGGT